GTTTCATCCACGTCGTAGGAGATGCCGGTCAGGTTCTTTTTCTCCCGGATGGACACGTCGGTGTTGTTGCCCACGCGCCTGACCAGAAACACATCGTACCAGTCACGAGCCAGCTCCGCGCCGTACTTGCTCACCAGCCCGTTTTCGCCCAGCATGGCTTCCACGGGATTGATGTTTTCCCACTCCACGTCCTCGGCGGTTGAAGTCAGGTCGGAATAGAACGAAAAATCATGACTGGACAGGCAGGCCCCCGACAGGCTCTGAACGACGGAAGCCCCCACTGCAGAGGGAGAGGGCTTCAGGCTTTTTACCATGTTGTCGAGCAGATCATAGAAAATGTGCCGGGCGTAGACCGTAACCTTATCCAGCTCCGGCACCACGCGGTAGATGCGAAAAGGCTGGTCGCGCAGCTGGCGAGCCTCAATCACCTGATTGCGGAAGCCCACATTCGTCTGTACCGTCTGCGTTTCCGTGCGCTGGAAGGTCAGGTACTGACTGGCCATATAGCCGTGCTTGCCATCCGGGGCGGTGACTTCATACCAGCTGGACGTGGTTTTGTTCAGCACAATGACCTCACGGCCCTTTTTGTACTTGCCGAGAATCCTGTAATTCGTGCCCGTACCGGAACGCAGATGCAGCGGCCCACTTTTCGTGGTGATCTTATAGATCTGCACGTCGTAGGTGCTGGTCTGGTACTGCTGCGTCACCAGATCGACGCGGGGAGTCATGGCTGCGGGCACAGGAGCACGGAGAATGCAGCCCTCCGAAAGTCGCGTCCATTTGCCGCGCTCGTCAATGTCATGCACCAGCGTCAGTTCCCACTCGCCGTTCAGAGTCTCAGTTACGGTGCAGCTCATGGGCGTAACCGCGCCAAGACCGTTATTGGAAAAATCGGTGCAGTCGGCAGGATATACACAGATCAAGCGAGATACCTCCAATTCGGCTGAACGACGATCTTCGTCACGTTTCCTGTCCAGCTAATGGCATTTTGTCCCGGCAGCAGCGTTGGAAAGTCCCCGCTCATGCATCCGTTCATGCTGGTCATGTCCTTATAGGCTTCCATGAGCGGGGTGTCCAGCGTAATGCTGTCCGTGATACCGTCCAGTTCCACAATGGTCATGCCCACCATGAGGGTAATTTCGCCGGAACCATACACCGTGATAACCGGTTCGGAATAAACGCTGCCGGGGTTGGTGATGAATGCGCCGGAGGTCGTTACGGTGATCTCCGGCACATTTTCCTGGTACCAGAAGGGCTGGCAGCGGAAGTTCACGGCGAACGACCGGTGCGGATTACCGCGCAGAATCTTCTCAAACGGAATCTGATTTACAATCCGGGCAAAATAAAAGCCGCCCGGCCTGTTGGCAAAAGCGACTTTCCCGCTTCCCTTCAGATAGGAAGCAATGGCGCGAATGTTACTTGGATCGGAAATCATGCATTGTGCGGTCAGAATCAGATCGTCATAAACGTCATCCCCTTCCAGCGTCGTCAGGCTGCCCGGCCTGCCGGGCACATTGGTAAACGTTGCACGTTCGGCGGGAATGGTGATCGGCGGCTGTTCCAGCACATGAATGCCGTATTCCGTACATTTTTTACCATTCCAGGAGAACCAGTCGTTCATGCCATTCTCAGCCCCTTCCCGCGCTGCTGACGTCTGGTCAGCGTCGCAATCTCAACCGCCAGTGAGCGGATATCCTGTTCATCCCGTACTACCATCTGCTGTACCTGAATGGTGGAGGATACGTTGTTGTTATAGGTTTTGCGATTATCGCTGCTATTGGTAACGATGGAGCCTTCCCGCGCTTCGCCAGTGAGAAAGCGGGAAGCGTTGCGGATAACCTTTGCCTGCTCCTTGCTCTCCTTCAGCACACCCGCGCCGAATCCGCGCATGGTCATCACGCCCACTTCATCCCGAAATACCTGCGAAGGACTCTTGATTTTCAGTTCCTTCTTTGCTGCGTTCACGGCTTCGCGGGCGGCAGAGCGCATGGCGGAGATTACGCCGGAGCGCCCGGCAAGGATACCGGCTCTCAGACCGGCCATGACGTTTACGCCCGCAGAGCGAAGCGTGTTTCTATTCAGGCTGGCTTGAACAGCCGAGCGCATATTCGCGGCAAGAGTACGTCCCGTATCCGCCATGGGATAGGCGGTCATTGCATTTCCGAGTCCCTGTGCCGCAGCCGTACCGGCACTTTTCAGGCTTTCGCCCGTCAGCGCGGTCTGCAAAGCGGATTCAATGCCGGAAGCTGTATCCTGTGCATCAGCGGAGAAATCATAGCCGCCCATGCCTTCGCCTACACCCGCCGCGACGTACTCGCCGGTGGGCTTGACACGTTTGGAGGGCGATTCAATCTGCAGCGCCGTGTTCAGCGCGGTTTCGAGGTTGGACGCGACCGTTTCCGCGTCGCTGTCAAAGCCCGCCTCCGTCATGCCCTGCGCGATGCCCTCGCGGATGTGCGCGCCGGTGCCGGTCGTGTCCAGTCCGTTCAGAAAATCAAGAATGCTCTGCAGATTGTTCAGATCCTCTTCCGGCACCTGCACGCCCTGATGGATGGCACTGACCACCTCAGCAACGTAAGCTGACATTTCAGCCACGGTCTCAGGATTGAAGTCCGACTTCATGCTCTGATCCAAAACGCCAAGGTCTGTGCTTGCACCAAATACAGAAGCCCAGAATTTGTCCCATGCGTTGTAATCCAGGGTTTCCTGATAGGACTGAATGCGCCCCAGCGCACTATCCACCATATCCATGGTCGTGGTAGGCATAATGCCTGCCCATGCCTCCTGCCACGAACCGCCCAGCTTGTAGGTTTCATCGACTACAGGCGAAAGCGCGTCTATGGCTTCCTTTGTCCCGGTGATCTCAGGCGTAATCAGAATGTGCAGCGTACCGTCCTGATCAAGGCTGGCTACCGTGCTGGCATCGATGGTTCCGTCCGGCACAGCCTCAATGGGCACTTCCACGCCGTCTTTCCAGAATTTCACCTTGCCGTCTGCCATCAGCTTGTCCAGTTCACCGTCAGGCAGCTCGCCCAGACGCACAGGCAGTTCAAGCGTCAGATCAGGATTATTCTGAAGCTGCCGGTATGCCAGATAATCATACCCAGTGATAATGACCTGTGTTTTCGGCTTGGGAACGCTGACGCCCTCCGCCTCTTTGTATTCAGTGATATAGGCTGTAAAAGAAGGCAGCAGCTGGGATTTATCGCAGCCCGTCGCTTCGGCATAGCGTGTGACGATGGCCTCAATCTGATCCGGCGTAAGCGCGGAAAGATCGACGTTCTCCGCCTGCAGGTATTTTGCCACCATGGCGGTTACATCGTCCGGAGTCAGCGCCGTAGTGAGTGCGCCACCCGTCGCTTCCTCATAGGCCATAACGAACGCGGTCACGCCCTCAGGCGATAGCGCGGAAATATCCACACCCTGCTGCTGCGCATAACTCGAAACGTAGGCGACGATTTCGTCCGGCTTCAGCAGGGAAACGTCCGCGCCGGAGGCAAGCTCTTTGTAGCCCGCCACCAGACATTCTGCGATTTCAGGAGTCAGTCCTGATACATCCGCACCGCCCGTGATTTCAGCGTACTTTTCGACGTAGGCGATCAGCCCCTTGGGCGTGAGGGCGGCTGTACTGGCCCCTTCGGGCACTTCGGTGTAACTGGAAATGAAAGCATCCACATTGACCTGCTGGTCGCCTGTAGACAGCCCGGTAATAATGGCTTCGGTGGTGATCGCGCCGGGGTTCCGGGCGAATTCATCCCAGCGTGCCTGTGCACCGGTCATATCGAGGTCGGTGGCGATCTTCAGCACCTCTTCGGGCAGCGCTTCACCGAACATGCTGTACAAGCCGGGCAGGTCGGTCTTGATGAGATCCAGATAGCTGACAATCCCCGCGAACTGATCCAGCTGCGAAGAAAAGTCGATGTCCGGGAACAGCGCCTGTACTTCAGATTCGCTCATGCCGCTGTCCAGCAGAGCCTGAATCTGCGTCATCAGGGAGAGATATTCCGTCAGCGCGCCTTCGTCCATACCGGCAGAAAGCGCCTGCAGATCCGCCAGCAGCGCGGGCTTCTCGCTTTCGCTGGCCATGCTGTATTCGCGCAGCTTCGTGAAGAGTTCGTCCATCTGCTGACTGGCCTGCTGAATTTCCGGCTGGTTCCACACAGGCATGACGATGGAAGAAAGCGTTTCGGCGTATTCCTGCGCGGCGGCTTTTCGTTCCTCGTTATAGCGGGAATTCAAGTCTTCCAACGCTTTCTGGCGTTCGGTTTCATCCTCGATCAGTTGGATGAGGCCGTATTCCTTATCATAGCGCTCATCGATCTGAGCGTTGATCGCCGCCATGCCTTCGGCAGCAGCTTTTACTGCATTTTCGTAAACGGACGTATCCGCATCCGTTTTGCCGCGCGCCTGTGCGCGGGCGACCTCGGCTTCGACCTTCTGGGAGATCGTTTCAAAACCGCCTGTTTCCTCCGGAGTCAGATGATACTTGACCTCAATGGCCTCGCGGGTGTCGATGAGTTCTTGCAGACGAATCTGGTCTTTTTCGGAGAAAAAGCCGTTCTGCCGCTTTTTCAGCAGCCGCTCGATCTCCGCGTCCATCTGATCCAGCGTCTGGATGTCTGCTGCCAGCCCCTGTGATACACTGGCATAGCCATTTTTGTCAGCGGTATCCTTGAGCGCCTGCAGTTCGGTGCGCGTGCTGTCCGTCAGACTTTTGAAGGAATCAGTCCATTGTGCGACAATCTCGTTGCTCTCTTTCTCGCCATCCGACCATACGGCCAGCAGACCGTCCAGCCACTCCTGCGCAGACTGCTGATCCCGGACAAAATCGTTCTCCGACAGGCCAAAGAAGGACAGTCCTTCGCTGCTTCCATAGAAGGTTTCGGCGGCAGTATCTTTCCACTGCTTCGCTGTATCCTCCATGCCCTGCAGCGCCTCACGCGCCTGTTTCGCGCCGGACACATAATCCGCCAACGCGACAGTGCCCGCAATCACTGCGGCGGCGACGGCGAACCATACGGCGGGAGATTTACCCAGGACAGAAAGAAAGCCCTTCCAGCCGCCGCCCGCCTTACCAACCGCCGCAGCAAATTTTCCAAAGGATGCGGACGCCGTGCCCACGCCCTTCGTGATCTTCCCCAGCACCAGCAGTACCGGCCCGGCTGCGGCGGCATAAGCCGCGAACTGAATGATCTGCTTCCGCTGGGCTTCGTCCATGGAAAGGAACTTCTGCAAAAGCTCTTCCGCGCCGTCGATCAGGCTGCGGATGG